ATCGAAGCGAATTAACTCGTCCCACATGCACTCGAGGGAATTGGCTCGTCCATTCTGGCAGGCTGCGCCATTTCCAACTTGTAGAGCCGCCCACAAAAACCACTTCTGCCTCGCTGGGGACATCTGCTGGCGTCATACCATCCTGCACCGCCATCGCCATTTTCACGCCGAATGCCTGCATTGCTGGCGCGTGAATGTCCCAAAGTCGAAGGGTCTCGTCGCGGTTTCCTATAGAGTCAGGGACGACAACCCAAAGCGGATTCCATGCTGAAAAGCGGTCGAGAAATTTATAAAGTGGCTCTTCTGACCACTCTTTGCCAGTCGAGAATGCACCGAAAACTCCGTTGTCTAACGCCCAAGGGATGCTGTGGATGGGTTCGGCTAGCCGATCCACTGAGTGGAGGTGCGCCAGCCTTCCTGGGTGTTGTCCGAATAGAAATCCGGCGTTGAATCCCGCGCAATTTGATGGCATGACGATCATGAGTTCAGGAGTAATATTGCGGCAATGCTCGGCACCCAAAGGGCCACCGAAAGGGCCAGCCAGATGCCGACCTTGCATCGGGGCGATGGGGCTGACCAGTCGTCGAGGCGGGAGTGGAGTCGCTCATGGCGAGCGTATTCGAGCGCAGCGTGTGCGCGTGTTTGTGGGGTCATGGTGGTGGTTTGGTTGGTTTGCCGGGATGGAACCGGCGGGGTTGGTTAGAAACAGGTGGACGGAAGTTCGCTACCCGTGTCGCCGTTGGAAAATGAGAGGTCGATGAGTCCCTCCGAAATTCCGGCGATTGTTGCGGCGATCATGGCGCCATCGTCGGAAACAAAATTGACGACTTGACCGATGGTGAATGTGACTTCTTCGTTGTGGTAGTTAGTGATTTTCATGGTCGTTGTTTTCGGTTGGTTGGTAGGTTTGCCGGTCATGGAAGAGTCAGGTGGAGGATCGTTTCAATGTCGAATGGTGCGTGGTTTCCTAAATAAATTGCCGTCGTGATGAGGGCAATCCAGACGATGGCGGCAATGATGGTTTTCATGCGTAGAGGTGTTCTTGGATAGCTTGGAGATACTCGCGGACATCGCGCAGCTTGGCGTTCATCGCGTCCCGTTCGTCGCTGGCGCGGGACCATGCACCGTCGGTAACGTAATAATCGCGGGCGTTGAACTCGATTCGACCCCAAGCATCGATGAAGTTCTCGAGTTCAAGAGCGGCGTTGGAATAGCCCTCCTGGAGGTCTTTTCTGCTGGTGCCGTTCATGTGAACGGTCGGGAGTGTGGCTTGCATGTGGGGCGTATTGTGGAGAGATTGTGGACAACGTAAAGAATATTCTCATTTATTTTTCAACGGGGGATTGAACCCCGTCGGGGTGATCAATCGCAATTATTGAATGCGAGGAAATCAGAATAGCTCCCGTCATGCTCGGGGCAATACGGTGGGACGGGGCCGTCACAAGGGGCGCTGCAAGCGGGGCAGTCGTCGTCGTCGTCAGGGGCTGCCTGGATGAGAGCATCAAGGGCCGATTCAAGGTGGAAGAGTCTGGGGCCAGTAAGGGGTGCATGATACCCGCCGAAATTCGTTTCTTCTGACCATATTCTGCGCTCGGGACCGTCGGGAGGGGTCGCGTATAGGTAGAGAATGCGTCGTCGTGCGCTAGGGGCGATACTGCCCTTTCGGAGGGTCCAACCTTGCGCGATGGCACGCCCGGCGGCGTCCTGGCAACGGATGAAAGCAGCGCGGGCGGGAGCCGTGCGGGCGATTGGAAGGCGCAAAAGCGCCGGGGTGGTTTCTGTTGTTTTCATGGATGGTTTGTGGATATGGGGCGAAGCGTTGCCCTTCACCTAGAAATCCCTTCCCCAGTAAAGGGGAAGGGCTAGGCAATGGACGGGGGCTCGCAAGCTAGGGTATCACTTAATGCCAACGCGCTTTTTCAACTCCGCTTTGACTAGCTTTGCCGTTTCCCCGCGATAGCTTGAAGCATTGGACAGGAAATATAAAACAATGGATTTCCCATCGTCCGCATGGAAAGCGTTGCCAATCGAGTGAAGAGAACGCATGGCATCTAGGTAAGGTTTTGCCGCGTAGTTTACTTTCGGCCATGTGGCGGAAACGATACGGGCAATATCGGAAATAGTGGATTGTGATAGATCGATTGTTTCGGCGGTAGTTTGCATCGTGTGTGTGTGTGTGTGTGTGTGTGTGCGGACAAGGGACAAGGTGCCTCCTCTCGCCTAGAAAGCCCCCGCCCTTGTGAGGCGGAGGCTAGGCGATGGCCTGGGGCAGGTTAATGCACGCCAATGGCGATTGAGACGCCGCGCATACGTTCCGACCCGCATGCATGGGAGCCGTCTGGGAGGCAATCGCCGCAACGTCCCGGGCAAACAAAAACGCGTTTGCCAGCGGCGGCGCGAACGTCCCGCGAATAGTCTGCATGTCCGGCGTTTCGCTTTGATTGGTATGCCTTATTTCGCACGTGCTTTGATGCGATTGGAACGGCGAGGAATTCGCCGCGAGTAACCGGCAGGCGGCCCATGATAGCGGCCATGTTCGTCCCCTCATGGCGGGAACCGCCGGAGAGATTGAGGATATAGTTCTTTGGCCATTCGTAGCCATCTAAATGGAGAGCGATGAATTCCACCCATGACTTTGAGTAGCCATAGACGGCCACATCTGGACGCGTGCCGACCAGATTCATCCACCAACGCAACGATGCCTTGCTGTGATAGTCGCCATCCACATAGAGGCGCAGAGTGGGGGATTTGAGAGCCGCAAACTCTGCGGCGATGAAGGCGCGGCCCGCCTCATGGCGGAGGAGCATGCTGTTAGCCGTTTGCCTGCCCCATGCGTTGGCATAACGCCACGCTGTCAGGCTATAGCACCACTTCCCGCATGCACCGTAGCCTGCACAATCCACAAGCGGAAGGCTGGAAAACGCGGCAAAGGGAAGTTTGACGTTCCCGGCGCGGGCAAATACGGCGAACGGCGAGCGGACGATTGGCCCACCACTTGCCAATTGATTGGCAAGATCGACAAGCTTGCTAACGGCATTTTCCCACGTGCCGTTAACGGCGGCGCGGGCCGGATTCTCCGCCAGAAAGGCGAGAGCGGGGGACGTATCGCCAGCGACAAGCGCGGCGGCGATGGACATAGCACGCGTTTGTGGCATACGTGATGTGGATGTGTTCATGCGTGTGCGTGTGGATTGTGGATTGTGGATTGTGGATTGGCGGGAACTCCCGCCGGGGAAAGAATGATCTATCATACCCCACATTGCAAGAACCAATTGCAACAAATCGAGTCTTTTCTTCTCTCCTTAGGTACATATAGGAAAGCCGGCACGGTTTCCGTTGAATAGTCCGGCTCCCTGGCGTAAAATGCCGGGGGAAATGCATTGGATTGGATGCATTGCCTTGGAGCCATCAGAACCATTGGAGCCGTTGTGAATCCATTCCCTTGCACTAAATTATTCCCGTAATAGTACACTCGGATACTTGTATCCGCGCCACTAAGGGCGCTATTCCATACATGTCCACGCCTCGCGCTCCTGAAGTCGCCGACGCTATCGTCTAAATCAATTCTACCCATGCGATCCAGGGCACGTCAAGACATTTCTCACCCCTTGCAAGAAAGCCAAGGCAACGCCAGGGGATGGCCGGCGGTCCAACGCCAGGGGATGGCCGGCGCTGGCCGGCGATGAAACAAGTAGGGAATTGAAACGTACGCTTGAAACGTACGCTTAAAACGCAAGTAATTTGCAATAGCAGGTAAGGCGCCAGGGGGGGAGGGGGGTAAGGAGCGACCGGCGCGGAAACATCTAAGCGATCAACCCCCCAAAGGAAAAATGCGCTAAAGGGGACTTGACAAGATTGACCGATCTGGTAAGTGTTGGGCATGAGCAGTCCAATGAGCTACGATTTGCAGGGTCAGGGTGGAGGTCGCGTTGTGACATCAGCGACTGGAGCTGTGACGGGTAATTTCCGATGGTTGCAGACTGTGACGGACACGGTATTTTCGGCATTGGCGTCATCGAACGTTACGAATGCCAGTGCGTTGCAGACGATCACGATCTTTGGTGGTGTGGGGTTTGGCGGTAACTTTACGTCGTTCACGGTGTCGAGTGGTGTTGTGATTGCGTATTCTGCCTAATGAGTCAATTTGCACAGAGTGGTGCGTTGAATGACGGGCAATCCTCTGATGGGGATGGTGGGTTTACTGGTGTGAACCAGAGGTTACAACTGAACCAGTTACAACCTGGTGAGGTGAGAGAGTCCTTGAATGGGAGGATGGAAGGACATTGGAAGCCACGAAAGGGTGTTGTAGCTAGGACGAGTTCATTGACCAGCGGTGGTAGTCCATTGCAATTGCCGTTCTTCTTGGTTGGGACTAGCGTTGCTATTACGGCGGCGTCTGTGACCAGCAATGTCGTGACCCTGACAACAGCCTCGGCTCATGGCTTAACGAATGGTTCAGCCTTCAGCACCAGTGGGATTATCTACACTGCTGGGACAAACCCGAACAATTCGTTTGTTGCGACTACGGCAAGTGGAACAAGCATCACCTACCCACTTGTTGGCGGATCTGGGACGTATACGACAGACGCCACTTCTGAGGTTCTTACAGCCACATCAAAAGCAATTGCCTCCTCTAGCCTTACTGGCAACGAGGTGACGATTGTTGTCACAGCTGGACATGGGTTTGCTATAAGTAGCGTTGGGTATGCTTTAATTGCTGGATTGGCTTTTACTGGGACTGACCCTAATGGAGTCAGGTCTTTGATTTACGTTTCATCAACAGAGATGAAGTTCTCTGTCACGGCAGCAACCACTGCTGTTTCTGGTGCTGGCACATTATCTCAAATTCCAATCAATGATGCTGCTAACGTGAACGTCAGGGCATCTTGCTTATTCAGCGATCCAAACTCTGCCAATGCTGAGAGCGTGGTGCTGGCGTTGGATTCCAAGGCGATCTTGGTTGATCTGAATGGCTACACTACGCAGGACATCGCGTATCCGATTACCAAGGTTCTTACTGAGAACACTGACATGATCCAGGCCTTTGATCGCATTTGCTTATTCCGTAAGGGACTGCAAGGCTTTCAGTGGTTCCCGAATGGGCGAAATATCGAGAGTGCCAGTCAGGCTGGAACATTTACTGTGACCATGAGAGTTCGTGATCACGGGCTGACAGCATTGGACACAATTATTGTAAGTGGCTTGACTGGTGGGACGCCAGCTAATGGGACGTTTGTGGTTCTGTCAGTGACCGACAAGGATGTTTTTACCTACACGTTTACAACTTCACAGACACAGACGTTTGGAGTCACGAGTGCAGTGCTAAAAGCTGACTTCACATTAGTTCCTGCTGGAGACTACGTTCAACCACAGGTGTTCACGGTGACTGGAGGCAATGTAGACGTAGTATCCGGTGTGGTGAGTTTGGTTGTATCAGGCAACACAACACTTGCTACTGGAGACACGGTCACTGTTTATGAAACAACAGAACCTACGTTCAGCGGTATTTCTGGCAAGTCGTTTGAGGTAAAAAATGCCACAACCACATTGATTGAGTTTATTGCGCCAGTAGGTAACTTGACTACTATTGGCGGAAACAACATCCAAGTAGGTGGACCATTCAGCGTTGGAGCAGGATTCATCCATCAACCCGCCCCACCGTGGGGGACTTACTTCCAACGTCGATTGTGGGTCCCTTTTTACTATGATCCAGCCGCAACCTTTAGCTCTCCAACCTACACAGACAGGAACATCACCGATGAAATTGCAGCTTCTGACATCCTAGACAATCACACCTACGATCAGATTGCCAGTCAATTCAGAATCACTGGTGGAACGGCTGACTACTTGGTTGCGCTGCAAGGATTCTATGATGACAAGCTAGTTGTGCTGAATCGGAACAGCCTGCATTTGATCAGTGGGACTACTGGCAGCTTGAGCGACACCAAGGTGACGGCTTTGACCACTGAGGTTGGGTGCTTGGCTAGGAAAAGCGTAGTGATGAAGGGAAACGCCATGTTTTTCTTGTCGGACGAAGGCGTTTATGCGGTTGAGTTCTTAAATGACTACAACCTGCGTGGCGCTGATGAGCCAATCTCCAAGAATATTCAGCCATACATTGACCGAATTAACAAGAATCTGGCAATTTACTCCGTTGGAGTGCTATTCAACAACAGGTATTACCTTACTGTGCCGCTGGACAGTAGTGCTGGTTTGAATGATGCCAATGGGAACAACACAATCTTGATTTTTAACTTCCTCAACAGGGGCTGGGAGTCAATCGACACCTTTGAAGCTAGTGATTTCTTCATTACCAACTTGATTGTTGGTGGTGCAGCAGAAAGGAACAGTATTTACGCTATGACATCTCTAGGCGGACTGCACGAGTTGGAAGCGACAGAGACATCCAACGATACTATTCTCTCAGCCGACAACACTCTCTCAACAAAAGCTGTGACGAGCTTTTTCATCAATTCTTCCCTGACTACCAGGGGCTACGCATTGGGTAATCTTGATCGCAAGCGGTTCACCGATGGACAAGTCACCATGCAATGCGTTGATGGTGGCCTTGGCGCGTATGACATCTCATTTG